TGAGCGTTGGTTGATTTTTTGAGCGAATTTATCAATTTCACGTTCCCATAACTCGCGTGGGTAATAACGACCGTTTCCGTTTTTTACTTCAACGGTTGCTAATATACCTTCTACAAATACATTACCCCCATTCCCCTGTCCTTCTACTAGACGAACAGGTGATGGGTTAAAGTATCTTGTTTCAATTAATAATTGTTTGTTCATGGGTATAAATGTGTTTTTTTAGTAATCCATTCCTTCAAATCCACCAATTATATCATTGTATAATTGGCGTTTGAATTGTGGGTAGTCAGTCATAATTGAGTCGATATCTTCTCCTTCATTATAGCGATCTTCAGCGTCTTGTTTAGCAGCCATGTATTCAGGTGATGCTTCGTCTACGTTTTCAGTTTCGTCAAGTACTTCTTTTTTCTTACCTTTGATGGATTTTTCAAGTTTGATTTTTGCTTTTTCTAGTAACTTGATTTCTTTTTGAAGTGCTTTAATTTTCTTACCGTCTGTCAAGTCTTTCAAGTCTTCGTTCTCGTCTAACATGTTTAATTGTGCTTGACGTTTTTCGATTTCTTCTTGTACTTTGTTAAGTTTAGAGTGGATTACTTCATTTGCTACTTCACCATCAATTTCTTTTAAACGTTTGTGAATATTTTCGTTTAGTGGTGTTTTGCTCATTTCCTCAGCAATGATTGAGCGAATGATAGTGCGTAACTTTGATTCGTTGATTGACATATCTTCTTGTAATTTGTTTAGGTTTTGGAATAGGTAATTACCTTTTGAATAGTATTTTTTAGTACCGTCTTTATTGAATTTATCGTCTTCAGCTATTTCTACATCACCAGCAAATGGAAAATATTGTTTAAATTTATAACCATCCAATGTTTTAGGTTTACCATAGTTTTGTGTTTTGTTTAGCAATTGTTTAACCATTGGGGGTATATCCATTATTAGTTTTTTGATTGCTGGTTGATCGGCATATCCTTTTATTAGGTTATTATATAATATAGCTGAAATGTACATTACGTTATTAGCAGCATCAAATACCATATGTTCACCAAATCGTTTGATTATTATTGGTGATACTGGTAGTTTATCTGGTACGAATCGTTTTCCTCCTGTTTTTGTGTTATGAACATTAACACTAGTCATTTGGTATGCTTCATCTACTGATTCATTCAATTTAACTGGTTCCATACCGCCAGATGCATATTTTCCTTTTACTTCTTTTGGTGTGCCTAAACCTGGATGTTCAGTTGTGTAGCCTAATTCTTTAACTCCGAATTGTCCTTCTTTAGTATAGTGGATAGGATCTTTTTGTAGGTTTTTAAGTACAATGGCTTTTAATTCCTCCATTGTTTTGTCCGCGTTTTTAGGGTCTTTCATTTCCGCGTAGTAACCCATCATTACTTGGTCAAATATAACGTTGTCGATGTTTTTCTCGTCTGCGTTGTCTTGCGCGTGTTTTTGTTTGTCTTCAACGGATTTAGATACGGTTTTTGCTTCGGCTTTGTCAGTCGCTTCTTTTTTCTTTGCTTCTTTCAAGAACGATTCAAATGCAGTTTCAAATGACTCTTTTTTAGTAGGAATCAATTGGTTAATTGCTTGTAAACCAACTATGTTTTCACTAATGACATTTTTGTCTTTTAATATGCGTGTAGTTAACTCAACATCAGCGTTAACAGGAATAAGGTTTGGGAATTGACGTTTGGCTTCAGTTAAGAATACACCTTTGTGTCCTTTTCCTTCCTTAATTAATAGGTATTGGTCTTGTAGTGTTTTTTTCATTTTGTTGCAGTTAATAGTTGTTCAATGTTTTTAAGGTAACTTAAAATCATTTCGGTTGGTTTATATATGTCGTATGATCCTGGATGTTCATTGTAGTATTCTGCGGTTTCATTTTTAGCGTTGGATACAAGTGGATGTAGCGCGTTTAAACGCGTTTCTATGTCGTCGAACGCAGCTATGCGCTCGCGCTGAAAGTCGCTGGTTTCGTTGATAGGTTCAGTTTCAAATAACTGTTTTACTTCCAAACCGGAACCCTTGATTTTGTCGGGTACTAGTTTGTATCCTAGTTTGTAGTAGTATTTGGTTGCTTCGCCTTTTGCGTTTTTGTTTTTGTTAAATGCTTTAGGTGTAGCGTATTGCTCACCGGCACCAGGTGAAAATGAAGCACCACCTTGTGAGGTGGCACTAGTTTCTTTTAGTTTAGCTTTAACTATTTCGCGTATTCTATCGGTTAGCATGTTCAAGTTCTTTTACTAAATCGTAATATTGCAACAGGTCAACTATATTGTTGTCTTTGATTTTATGTGTCTTACTAGGTACAGTAATCATATTGATTATTTCGTCAATTTTGATTTTAGTTACTGGGTTTTTAGTAAGTTGGTTAATTTCAACTAGTTGTGTTTTGATTTCGTTTGTTTTGTCAATATAGAATTCACGTAAGCGTGTACTGTTGTCTACTGAATTAATATATTCTTTAAGTACTGCTTTTTGGTTGGAATTAAAATCGTTGTATTTGTTATTAAATTTATCTAATGACATTCTGTATGCTAATAAACGTACATCTTTATCAGAGCCAATAAACGCATCCATTACATCGTCCTTTACTTTTTTCTCAGTAATAGGCGCCGCAGTTAAATGTTCTAGTATAGTTACTTTGTTGTTAATTATCTGCTCAGGGTCAATTGATGATGGTGGAATATTGTATGTTTCTAGTAATGTATAGAATGCAGCAAACACTTTGTAGTTAGGTAATTTGTGGTTAAAGAATTTCTCTAAGTCGTAGTGTTCCTTAATTTCCTTAATCAAATTGTATTTTTGACGTTTGATAGCACCACGATTTAACGATGTAGATGATTCAGCTAAAGTATTTACTACTATATTTGCTTTAGTTTCCGTTAATGATGTCTTTTTCAATAACGTTTCATATAGTTTATACTCACGCCCTAACTCGGTTTTTACGAAATATTTTTTTAGTAGGCCTTTCACTGGTGAATCTTTACCATCTAATGTGTCAGATGTAATTTGACGGACCAATAGTTCAAATAATATCCCTGTATTTTTGTATTTCGAATGGCGAATATTCATTCTATGTAGTTTAGTTTAATTATAAATATATGGAGAGGTGTTACTCTCGTATTTGTGATTCATCTAGCAGCGAATTTCCGTTGATATCTGATTCGAATATGATGCGTTTTTTGTTTTTGTTGATTTGGTTAAGTAAATCAGCGTTACGGGTTGGTGTCTTTTTTGATTCAAGTGCCAACGGAGATCCACCTTTGTAGCTAGGTTTAATTGAATCTGATTCGTCGTTGTCTTTTTTCATACCCATAGCGCCAAGTAAATCTTTACCAAATGGGCTGTCTTGTGTATTGCGGTTAGTTACTTTCTCTTCAGGACGTCCAAGTGGATTTTTCTCGTCGTAGCCATCAGGTAGTTGTGTATCTTCATATCTGCCTCTACCATATAACGATGCTAAATCGTGTGGTGTACCATATGACTTACCAGTTTCAAGTGGATCATTTCCTTCGTTTTCAATTTGAGCTAGTCTGAATTTACGCTTAGCGTCTTGCATAATCAAGTCTTTGTACTCGTCAAATTTGTCTTCACTGAACTGGAATATATGTTCGTAGATGAAGTCGGATGGGAGTAATTTATTCTCCATCATTGAATTGGCTAACTCAACTTTTTCCTTAAGTAACGCTATTTTTTCTTGTTCAAATATGATTGATGGGTTGGTTAATGATAATTCGAAATTGGTTAAGTTCTCGTCAGTATACCCTTGTGAATATAAATGTACTAATGCAATTTTAGTTAATTCGGATACCATGATGCTTTGTATACGTGAAATTGTACGTGCAAAACGAATATCTTCAGCTGCTAATGTTGCTTTACCAGTTAAGTCTTTCTCGTAACCCATGAATGCTTTAGGCACCTTTAACGCAGCAAATAATTTGTCACGTAGGTATGATACATCCTCTATTCCGGCATAATCTAAACCTTTAGTGGTGTCAATTTTAGTTGCTTGGTCATTACCACGTACGGGGATATAGAAGTCTTCAAGTAGATTTTGCATATTGTACTTCAAGTTATAGTCACCCGTTTGTTGGTCAATATATGGAGTACGTTTCATTTTTGAAATGGTCTTCTGCATGAAATTTTCCACTTCACCTGGTGCTATGTTTCCTACGTTAATATAGAATATACGTTTTTCAGGTGCCCTTACGATTCTATGAATTAACATAGCATCCTCCATCATCGTGTATTGTTTGAATAATTTACGACCTGGTTCCAAATACGATCTACCGTAAGGTAAAAAGTTAGTATCAGTCAATAGGCGGAAATGGGCCATTTCGTAGTTGTCAAAATATACCTCGTTTGCTTGATTAGCTGAGTTAGGTACATTGTAGTAACCATAATTGGATGGTGATGAAACGCCGTCTGGTTGGAATTTGTAACGTACCCCAGATGGATTGTCTGAATCATATCCGTCTTGTCTTTCAATATGGAATGCGTTGAATGGTATTACGTTGTATACACCGAATTTTTCAGATATTTCTAGTTTAAGAAAAAAGTCACCGTATTTGCACATACCTCTAACCCATGGCCATAAATTAAACTCAACGTTTAAAACGTCGTAGAATAAATTGTACAGTATTTTTTGTATATCTTCGTCTGAGCTACGGATCTGCAATATTTCGCCCATGTCGTTTTTTAATGTACTTTCATCTGCAATGATATCCAGTGCTGATGCCACAATAGCGTCTGTATCCATTGCATCGTATTCAGAGTACAGGGTTGGGCGTAGTGTTTGGTAGTTGAAACTACTTTGGTAACCATATATTGATGTATGGGTATTAGTCCATATCCTACTGAATCGATCCACTAGTGAATTGGTTTCGTATTTACCGGATTGCTGGATTTTATTAACGTCCATTACTTTTAACCCTACACCGCCGTCATTACGGATGATGACATCGGTAGAAAATAATCGTTTTAATCGGGGTAGTAAATTTGTGTTAGCCATATATATTTTTAATTATGTTTATTAAAGTAACCAGGATATGTCCTCGCTACCGTTTCCGTATGGGTTGGGGATGGTAAATTGGTTTTGGTTTGAACCGTTCATGTATCCACCTGCATATGGGTTTGTTGTTGTGTTTATGCTGTTTAATATACTTCGGGACATGTCCATACCTTGTTGTCGCAATTTGAATGTTGTTTCTCTTAAATAACAACCAATCGAAAATGCCATTACTAGGTCATCGTTGTACCCGGATTGTGCTTCAGCACGGCCATTTTTCCAAACGAATACCTTCATTTCCTCAAATAACCTAGATGAATATACGATAGCACTTCGTTCCCTCATAGCTTCTTGGAACTTTCCTATGGCTACTGGGCGATTCTGTTGATTTAAATTAAATCCAGCAACCATCTTACTTGTATCCATTACTGGATCGAAATATGAATTAACAGCAGATCCCTTTGGTGTGTAGTATAAATTTGGATATCCACGGTCAATTATGGTTTGGATTGTAGACCAACCAATGGATGCGTTCTCTACAGCTAGTAATGCGTTGTTGTATTCAGTTGCTATACCCACTAGTAAATGTCCAAATTCGGTTGTGGTTAACTGACCTCTATACTCGCCCACTTGTTTGAATGTTTCAACGTCAAATATATGGAATGTGGAGAAATCCTTACCGTCACCACGGGCAACATCTGCTGCTACCAGGTAGTTACGAGAATAGTCAGCTGGTTCCCAAATCCACAGGTTTTGGTCAACACCACGTTTTTCTAGTGGTTCACGGATATATGTTTTAGAATAGAATTCCATGTCCTCAGGTGTAAATACAGTATCACCGGAGGTGGAGAAATCGCAATCACATTCCTGTGCTGCCATTCGTGGTCCTAAATCTGCGTCTTGTCTATCGCGCCATGATTGGTCTCGTTCAGGGTGAACGCTCCATGGTAATTTGATTGGTAGGAATGAATTGTCACCCATTTCAGCGCCTAACCATGTTTGGTGGAACCAATTACCTGTACCGTATGGAGTGGATAATGCGATGCATCCCCCACCAGTTGCTAAGGTTTGTTGAGCTGATGCCCATATCTCACCGATATTGTTAATGAATGCTGCCTCATCAATTAGTAGCAAAGATACTGCTTCTGATCGACCAGCATCAGATGATGCAGAGGTTGCTTTAATTTGCGAACCATTGTTAAGGCGTAGTGTAAGTTTATTGTCTTCTTCGGGTTTGTTCTTTTCACGCAGCCAGGTAGGTAAATTGTCGTACATGAATTTTACCTTGGTTACGATATTTTTTGCAGTGTCCTGTTTAGTGGCAATACAAAGTATGTTTTTGTCTTGATGGAATAACATTAACCATATTGAGTATCCAGATGCTAGTGTAGATATACCTAACTGTCTAGATTTAAGTACAATTGAGTATGGGTTTTCTTGGAATAGATGGAGTACCTTTTCCTGGAATGGGTATAGTTGGAATTGTATACGTCCGCGTTTTGGGTGCTGGATATAGCAATATTTCTTCATGAAATATGCAGGGGATTGTGAACATTTGATATATTCTTCCCTAATTATTTGGCGTAAACTTTTATTGTCTTGCATGTTATTTTAAATAAAATAAAAATGAAATAACCGCTAGTGTACCAACTAAACCTACGGATAAATATTTAGTGGTTGTTTTGTATATGCTTAATTGTGTATTTACGTTTTCGTTGTCTTTTTTCAACTCGTACATCATGTATTTTTGAAGTGAAATGGTAGTATCACGTAACGATATTTCTTGAATATATGTTGATGTTTTAGTACGGTATGTGTTAATTACACTGTCACGTTCAACTAGGGATTGTTTATACTGCTCTACAATGGTATGAGTATGTTTCAATTCAGCAATGGCTGAATCGCCTTTAACTAGGTCAATAGCTATACGCTTTGCTGTGATGTACGGGAAACAAATTTTATTTGTATCGGTTTGCGAAAAAACTATAGAGTTGAGTAAAAGTATAACGGTTAATATCCTTAATTTTATTGTCATAATATAAACGTGTGTCTAATATTTGTTGCTGGGTATATAGGATGGCACCATTGAGTGAGTCGATGTTTCGAGTGTGGTGGACTAAAGTGCCATCTAGTTTGTGTTGCTTTAACTGTAGTTGGTTGATAACCCCAGATATACTGTCTATTTGTGTTTGTTGCTTGCTTAAATCAATTGGTTTTGAGTCGCATGATTTGGTTGATATGAATAAAACAACAAGGGTAATACATAATAGTATTACCGTTGATAAATT